CCTTGTCAGAGGGCAGGACTGAATTACATGGAGGTACTAACAAATGTTCCTAGAGCAGAGACTTTCCCACCCCAAGCAGGCCCACTCACTCACGGGCCTTTTCTGGATTTCTAACGTTAGATACGGAGGCTCGCCACCTTCCCCGCCTCCTCCTCCGCCTCCGCCTGAGCCGCCAAACTACGCCGCCGCCAATGCCGCCGCAGTTGAGGCTGACATCCGTTCGCTCCCTGCCCGTAAGCAGGTCGAGAATCTGGCGAAACTTGGCGGGGCTGGGACTGTCCAAGTTCCCAGATACAACAGTAACGGAACGCTTTCTGGCTATGATGCGATTGACGTGGACTTCAAGGGGAAGTCGGACGTGGATATCGCAAGGGAATTTGCCAAGTTCCAGAGGGAAGAGGCCGATATCAATGCGGCCAACCAGCTTGCGTTAAATAAGAAGTTTGCTGGCGAGTACGTTAGTGAGGCCAAACGCCAGCTACAGGAACTTGACCCTTCCGGTTATGCGCTCCGCGAAAACCTTGGAAGAACATTGTCAGAAGAGCTTTCCGCTGGCCAGCAACTCACGCCAGCCGAGGAAAGGCTGGTGACTCAGGGAGTCAGGGGAGCGCAGGTGGCCCGTGGGAACATCTATGGCGGGGCTCCGATTGCTCAGGAGGCCATCGCGCGTTACGGTGCTGGCGTTCAGCGTCAGCAACAGCGCATGGCCAACGTTCAGTCCTACTTGGGGCTGAACCCAATCGTGGCCCAAGCGGGCGGCTTGTCGTCCCTCCAGCAGGGGGCCGCTCCATTCATGCAAACCCCCATTCCTCAAGGGCTGGGAATCAATCCTAACGCTGGTCAGGTCGGGACCCAGTTTGCGCTCGGCGTTTACGGGAACCAGACATCCCAATACAACGCACAGCTTGACTACAACGCGCGTACCTACGCGTCGCAAATGCAATACGCTCAGGCTAATTCCCCGCTGCAATGGATCAGCGCGGTGAATCCAATGCGTATGTTCAGCTTCGGATTCTAAGGAGAAATCTATGGCAATGTTTAATTTTGACTTTTCCCCTGAGGCTCAACTCAGAAAAGAGAGGGCCCGCATGGAGCTTGAGGACATGAGGAACCGCAGGGCCGCTGCGGCCTCCGAGAATGCAGAGAGAAACCAAGCGCGCTCAAGGGTGGAGCAGGGGATCAATGACGTTTCGGAGATGGCCTCCAGAATTACGCAGGACAAGGTGCAGATGGCCAGACTTGAGAAGCAGTTGCCATCGCTAGAGCAATCCGCTGGTTCAAGCTCAGCCGCATCCGAGGCCCTGATGATGGCCCGCGTCCAGTACAACCAGCTATCGGAGGGCATTGACACGCTTGAGCGAACCATGGCCGTGCGGAAAGCCATCCTGCCCTACGAGATGATCAGCGCGGGTCTGGCCAGACAAAAGTCCGTGGATGTGATTGACGCTTTAAACGGACTCACCCCAAAAGATCAGGCCAGCGAGCCTCTGGTGAAGATAAAATCCAAGCGCAAGGGGCAGGAGTTCGGTGACGAGGATGAGGTGACCTACGAGGTTCCAGCATCCATGGCTGATCAATTTATACGGGGTGGAGGAATGCCGCTGCCCTCCTCCGTTAGCAGGCCGTCCGCTGCTGCCGCGCAGCCCGAGCCAATCAACTTTTCATCCTATGACACGTCGATGTTCGGAGCCGCACCAGCCTCCACCGGAGAGCAACCCGTGGATTCCTCGATGCTGTTCGGCGGGCAAAAGACCGCCGCCACCCAATCTGCCAACCCATTTATCACCACAAGACAACCCACCTATCCCGAGGGGGCCATCCTTCGGCAGGGCGGGAAGAGATATAAAGTAATCAACGGAACGCCAACGGAAGTCCAGTAAGTCATGGCTTTCGACCCGACCCTGCCATTCGAAGTGGTCGAGGAGCCCGAGAAGCGGAAAGAGGGCTTCGATCCCAGCGCGCCTTACGAGGTGGAGAATGTATCCACTTCCGACGAGCGGCGCGCCCCTAGCCTGTTCTTCAGGCGGCAAGACCAGCAGGTCACAGAATTAAATCCGGACGGCTCCGTTCCGGAAGGAGAGTTTGATCCCACTAAGCCTTTTGACGTTGAGCAGGCCCCGCAACCTCGGGCCGCTCAGGAGGGGGGTGGATACGGGACTATAGCCGCAAGATCCGTTCCGCTTGCCACAGCCCAGATGCTTACGGGCTTGGAGCGCATGACAGATGCGGCTGTTTATGATCCATCGCAAAGCAGATTTAGGCAGCAGTTCGGCGTTCTCGACACACCGCAACAACTTCGGGAAACCATTCCAGTAAGACCCGATGTAGAGCAATCCTTGGGTGGCCAATTCATTGAGGGCCTTGGGCAGGTTGTGGTTGGGGCTGGCTTGGGAATCGCCACCGGAGGACTTGGCAATGTTTCCATGGCCTTGGCTGGGGCTGGTCAGCTCTTCGAGGAAGGCTATCAAGACCAGATCCGTAGCGGGGCCGACGAGAATACTGCCAAGCAAAACGCCTTCAAATACACCGCAAGCTCGCTGCCGCTCGAGTTCTTGGGCGATAAGGTTGTGGTTGAAGGATTGTTTAGGGGGCTTCCGGATGGACTGATTGATCGCGGCATGACGGTCATGGATGCCGTCAAGCGCGTGGTGGCGTACGGAGCTATCGGCAGTCAGGTTGACGGCGGAACCGAAGCCGCCCAGCAAGTACTGCTTAACACTCTTTCCGTTGATCCCAACCGCAAGCTGAGTGACGGCGTGCTTGACAGCTATCTGGTGGGAAGCCTCGTCGGGGGTACTGCATCCACCGCCACAAGCGCAGTCGGCTATGGCCGAGCGGTGGCCGACCCAGAGAATCAGGCCCGCGTCCTCCAGACGCGTGTGGAGAATCAGGCAAGACAAGCCGCTGCCCAGCCCGATGCGCTTGCCCGTGCGGCCAACATCCCCTCTTCGGCAAGGCTCGAGAACTTCAACGTCACCAGCCGAGATGACGGAAAGAACCAGACCAAGGCCACCTACCGAGACGAGGACGGGAAACGCTTCACCGTTACGGTGCAGGAGGACCAGTCCAAGGTGGACACGCAGTATCTCGCATTGCCAGAGCCCCGCCAGCTACCCACAGGAGAGGGCACTCCTGTACCCGTGGGCACTCAGGTCGTGCCCCGCATGGACCGCGAGACCCGCCAGATCGTCAGCGAAGAGCAGCCCGTAACGGGGCGCGTCATAACCCCGCCCCAGCAGTTGCAGGCTGGCGAAGAGGCAAGGCTAAATGTCATTGATCCGTCCAATGGGCAAGCCGACTTCCTCGTCGGCACAGTCACCGAGGACGGGCAAGGCGTGCAGATTTCTAGGATTCCGGAAAGCCTTCTTGGACTCAGCCAGCAAGCCACCGATGCGACCACCGCCACCCAGCCCCCGAGGCGAATGCCGAAAGTGGGGGACGTGGTCCCGCTGAGCGTGGCGGAAAGGGACTTCCGTTCTTATGGATTCAGACCCGAGGGAGCATGGTACTCCAACATGGCCTATCGGCCCGAGCCAGCCGCACAAACAGAGCCGTTCACCGCGCCAGCACCAACAGAGCCAAGCATTCCCCAGACCCAAGCCAATCAGCAAACGCTGTCAGCGGCTCAGCGGTCTCTGGTTCCTCCAGCACCAAGCCGCCAAACGGCTCAGCGCGTAAGGGCCCCGCTGCCCGAGTCCTACATCAAAGCGTCAGTCAGACAAGTAACCCCATCCCTAAAGCAGGAGGCAGCAAGGGGAGGCAACACGCTCATCAATTCGCTCAGGCGTGTGGCCCCGCGCGGGGCGGCGGAGCTGGAAGTGATCAGCGGGCCCGCCCCCGAGGGCACGCCAAGCGGGGCCGTGGGCTCCTACAACCCGAGGCGGGCCTTGGTGTGGCTAAGCGACAAGATCGCGTCCTTCCCACAGCAGGTGAAGGAATGGACCCACGAGCTGGGCCACGTCCATTGGGACACTTTGCCCACTCCGGTGAAGAGGGCGGTGGCCACGCTCAGGGCGGCGGAAGTGTCCCGCAGAACCGGACCGCTCTTCAACGAGAAGGGTGGACTGCGTGACGGGATCAGCCCTCGCGTGCTCAGCGGCGAGTTACAGGCCGACTCCATTGCGCCTTGGGACACGCTGGGACTCCGCGAGTACTACTCCGAAAGACTGATGGCGGAGAACGCGGCGTGGTCCCTCCGCAGGAGCAACGCCAACTCCACGTTCGGCAGGATCTCCGAGGGCGTGAGGTCGTTCATCGAGAGAGTGGGAAGCTCGCTCGGCAAGGGCGATGCCGTGACCAACTCGTTTAGGGCGTGGGCGGATCTTGGTCCGAGGTATGGGATTCGTGAGGGCGGGACGGAGAGGGTGGAGTCCATGCGCGGAGCTTACTCCGTCACCGAAGATTCCCCGCGCGCGCAGAAGTGGGCCGACTTGGGCCAGAAGATCAAGGAGAACAGGGGCGGATTCACCATCGATCCGGACACGCTTGAGCTCCAGAGCGGGGGCTACTTCACCGCCATCAGCTTGGACACGGAGTTCAGGGTGGATATCAGCCAGTCCGACAGGAAGGTGGGGCAGGACGTAAGGGATTATCTCATCCGCACCCGTCAGCTTATCCGCGAAAACCCTCAGGCTTTCCTCGGCGGATGGGTGGATGAGGACACCAAGGAGCTGGTCCTAGACATCTCGTACCGCACGGACAATCCGCAGGACGCACTCGATCTCGCAAGGCGCGGGGGCCAGAAGGCCATCTTCGATGCCAATACTTTCCGCACTATCCGCACAGACGTGGGGCTTAGATTCATGCGGCAAAGAGGTATGGAGGTTACCGGAAGCCCGCAGACGGAGAGCTTGGCCCAGCGCAACATGGCCGTGGCTGGAGCCCCGAGGCTGGCGGGTGAAATCCGCAGCAAGCCCCGCTATCGCCCATCATCCTTCAAAGACATCCTACCGTACATTGATGCGCGTGAGGCTGGGACAATGAAATTCCGCGCCGACACCCAAGCGAGGATCGAGGAGATCTTTAACGCCGCCCCGCAGGATATCGATTACGAAGTTGCGTCCCGCATGGGCATGATCAAGAAGGGCTGGTACGCCAGAGCGGCCAAGATCCTTAACCAGATCTTCGGGGACGATGCCGACCTGTTTATCGGGGTGCTTGCCGCCACGTCTCCAAGGCAGACCGTAAGGGAAAACTTGGATATGGCCCTGAGGGTTTGGGATGTTTGGCAGAAAGCTGGCCGTCCAAGCGACTACCAAACGATCATCGACAATATCGCTAGGCCCATTGCCGCCTTGGAATCTCGATACTTAAACGTGGCCAGACACCTAACTGCGAAGGATATGTCGGAAGATTCTCGGAAGGTTAAAAGCTTTTACGACAACTCGGGAGGCAACCTCTACTCGGTTACCCTAGACACTTGGATGGCCCTGTTCGGTGGAGTTGACCAAGCCATTTTTGGGACAAAGTCTGGCTATGCCGCTCACGCCGCCAAGGTGAGGCGGGTGGCAGAGCGCATGGGCCTCCAGCCCGCCGAAGTGCAGGAGACTGTATGGTCCTTCTTCAAGACCCTAGTGGACTCCTCTACCGGAGGGGTGACCCCCAAGGAATTGATCTTTGATCTTACGGATACAGACGTATATTCCACCCCAGAGTTTTATGACCTCGCCCTCCAAGACCCCGAAATCCGACAACAGCTCGAGCAACACGCAGGAGCTGGGCTCCTTGCTCGGATCGATAATGAACAATTATCAAGAGGAGGCGAAACGCCGCTCGGAATCCCTGTCTCCAGCCTCGCGGGTAGAGATAGTCAGAGAGTACTTGAAAGAATTGCTGGGCGAGCCGTCGAAGCAAGGACCAGACTCGCCAAAGCCGAAGGCGAAGTAGCCGATCCTTTCTCCATCCGAGGCAGCGGCCAGACCTCGGCCAACCTCGGTGAGCTCGAAGCCCTCGTCCCGTCCAATTATACGCCAGCCGTAGAGAACCAGATCGCGGGCAGGACCGAGGCCGCGATGACCCCAGCGGGCTACGTGATGCCCGAGCCATCCAAGAACGAGTTCGTCCTCAAGACCCGCCGACTGGTGTTCGACATGAACGCCGACTTCCGCGACTTCCTTGACCGGATGCGGCGCGAGGGCAGGACGGTGGCAGAGAGTTCCGATTACTACACCGTTGAGCAGAATATGCACGGGATACAGGGCGCGATGATGGAGGAGCTCTTCTCCCAGCAGGACGCGATCATCGAGAAGATCCGCAAGGATAAGCTGAACATCGATGAGGTGGGCGAGTACCTCCTCGCCAAGCACGCCCCCGAGCGCAACGCCTATCTCAAGAAGACCAAGAACAAGGACAACGGGTCCGGTATATCTGACCAAGAGGCGGCGCAGATTCTCCAGCGGCTGGCCCCCAATCGGGCCAAGTTCGAGGAAATCTCTCGCATGGTGCAGGACCTCAACCGCAACAAGCTGGCGTTCCTCGAGAAGTCGGGAATGATCTCACAGGAATCCCGCTCCTCCCTTCAGGCCGTCTACCCCAACTATGTCTCGCTGGCGCAGGACGAGGACGTGGTGCTGGGTCCAGCCCTCCGCGAGGCCACGGGCCGATTCACCAAGCCCTCCCAGATGCTGGCCTTCACGTTCATGGGCCAACAGCGTGCGGTGGTGCTGGGCAACAAGAACCTATCATTGCTCGCCCTTAACAGAATGGTGAAGGACTTTCCGGACAACGGGCTTATCGAGCCGCTGGCCGAGTTCCGTGGGGATGAGACCCCGATATCCGACAACGTCATCAAGTTCCGAGAGAACGGGGAGATCAAGTACCTGCGGATACTGAAGCCCGAGCTGGAGAACACTTTCCATCTCAAGCGTGGGCTGACCGACTTGTTCCTGCTAGACCCAGTCGGCAGGGCCACGCGCTTTATCGCCTCCATGGCGACCACCTACAACCCAGCCTTCCCGATCCCCAATATCTTCCGCGACACGCAGACTGGGTTATTCAATCTGGCCAGCACGGAACTGGCCAAGCAGCAGAAAGCCTACCTTTCCAAGATCCCGACGGCCATCAGGGCCATCTGGGTTGCGGAGAACAAAGCCACCAAGCGCGGCGAGCCCGTCAATGTCAGCCCCAAGATCAAGCGCATGATGGACTACTACGCCGAGTTCAACAGGGCTGGCGGGCGGATGGTGTTCATGGGCCTGCGGGATGCCAACTATTATGCCAAGCGAATCAACCGGATGGTGTCGGGGAGTTTGGCGACCAGAGTCCCGAGAATGCTTGTCGGCGGGTATATTGAGCTGATGGATCACGCCAACGCCTCCCTCGAGAACGCGAGCCGACTGAGCGCGTACGTGACCGCGCGAGAGATGGGGCTGAGCGAGCAGCGTTCGGCCAACATCGCCCGCAATCTCACCACCAATTTTACCAAGAAGGGACAGGCCAAGTTCCTCAACAAGATGTATGCGTTCTTCAACGCGTCCATCCAAGGCAACGCCAGAATGCTCGAGAGCCTCCGCACCCCGCAGGGTAAAGCCACCGCCGCAGCGTTCGTGCTGGCGGGGATTGTGTGGAGCATGGTCTCGAGGGCATTGGACGATGAGGATGAGAAGACTGGCGTGAAGGACATGGATAAACTGCCCGAGTACGTGAAGTCGGTTAATCTTCTGGCGGCGTTCCCGTACTCGGCCAACTACCTCAAGATGCCGCTGGCCTACGGCTGGAATGTTTTTTACTACCTCGGGGTTAAGATTGCCGATGCAATGCCCAAGGACTTTGGCGGCAAGGGCGAGAGCCCGCTCTCGGCTGGCCTGAGCTGGGTGGGATCGGTGGTCAACGCCTTCAATCCCACCGGAGGTGGTGAGGACCTGATTACCTCCATCTACCCCACAGTTCTCCAGCCGTTCACCGAGATTCTGGTTAACAAGGACTTTGCGGGTCGCCCGATCTATCCGCAGGACGTGTCGTTCGATCCCAATCAAACCCCCTATGCCTTCCGCCATTGGGCCAACGTCAACCCGCTGGCCAAGTTCACCTCCGAAGGCATTGCCAGATTGACCGGAGGAACGGAGGCCAGACCCAGCGGGGCCGAGCGACTGCTTGGCAAGTTCGGGGCCGACAGACTTCTATCTCCCGAGAGCTTGGACCATGTGTTCAATGCAGTTTTTAGTGGCCCCTATGGGCTAATCACGCAGCTTCTGAGTACGGGCGTTGGGCTGGGCGTTGGCAAGGAGGTTGACCCCAACAAGATCCCGATCTTCCGCAGATTCTACGGAGAGGTGGGACCAAGCAACGATGCGATGATGTATAGCCAAGCCCGTGGCTCAGTCTTCATGGCGTTCGATGACCTTCAGATCGCCCAAAAGAACAGGGACGGAAAGCAGGTACAATACGTCAAAGAGAACTATGCTCCGGAGCTCTCCGTTGTTCAGTCATTCCGCAAGGCCGACACCTATCTCAAGGACATTAACACCGAGCTCAAAGCCGCGCGGAGCAGGGGGGACCAAGCGGCCACCGAGAAACTTGAGAAGCAGAGGAACGACATCCACCGACAGGTGCTGGGTATGTACCTAAACGAAGTTAAAAGATTTGACGCGGGTAAGTTGTAACGTGTTACAGTAAGTTATGAGCTGGATATCCCGAACACTAGGACTGATTGCCCGCAACGACCCGCAACCGGAAGCCAAGGCCGAGGCGACCAAGCCTAAGCCATCCTCCATTCCGCTTGATCCCCCATCCAAGACCAAGCCCTACGAAGTTCTCGGACGCGAGGGCGTGGACGCAATCATTGGATACGAGATCGGGACCGAGGGTTACTACAACAAGAACCTGATCTCCGTCATCCGCCCCAAGACCGATGCGAGCGGCTGCACCTTTGGCGTGGGCTACGATGTTGGCCACGTCACGGAGCCTGAGCTGGTCCGCGATTGGGCTGGCTACGTGAGCGAACAGGACTTGGAGGCCATAAAGAAATGCGTTGGCAAGAAAGGCGCGGAGGCCGATGCCGTCAAGGGCTTGGCATCCTGCGTCCGCATCCCTTATTCGGTGGCCGTCCGCCAGTTCGTCGAGCGCACGCTGCCCAAGTGGATTGATCGTTCCCGCGCGCTCTGGCCCAACTTCAACTCACTCTCGCAGAGCCAGCGGGCCGCGCTCACCAGCATCGCCTTTAATCGTGGCACGTCATTGGAGGGCAGGAGACGCGACGAGATGCGCGCGATTGTGGCCACGCTCGCCAACAACAATCTCACCCCCGTTCCAAGACTCATCCGCTCGATGAGCCGCTGGCACACGCTGGAGGGACTCCGCAAGAGGCGGCATCACGAAGCCGCCATGTTCGAAGCGTGAAGCTGGTCAGGCTGGGCAAGCCAGCCAAGTGGGCCTCGATGAATCTTGAGGCTGGCAGGGGATACTTGTTCGAGAATCAAGGGGTTCCCGCGATTGCCCGCCACGTTGGCGGGGACGTGGAAGTGCAGACGGCCTCACCCAAGTGGGATATCAAGGAGATGCTGGCCGAGCCCGACAAGGACTGGAAGATCCTGATCGTTCGTGCTGGCGGGGCTGGGGATGTGCTATTCAGCACGCCAACAATACGCGAGCTCAAGCGTATGCTGCCAAACTCCCGCATCAGCTACGCTACTTCGAGCAGATTCCCTTGGCTTCTCTCCCGCAATCCGCACGTAAACGAGGTATTGCCATACCCATTGCCAGTTGAGGCGGTCACAAATTGTGACCACATACTGAATCTTGAGGGGGTGGTGGAGGCCAGCCACGACACCCATGCCGTGGATCTGATCGCCCAAGCGGCTGGTATCAGCGTTGCGGACCATTCCTTGGACTACACGCTGGGCGAGGGAAGGCTTGAGCTGGCCGAGAAATCCATACCCAGAGAGGGTAAGTATCGGGTGGCCATTCAGGTAAAGGCATCAGCCGCAAGCAGGACCTACCCGCCACAGCTACTGACGAAGGTGATCATGGGTCTGATGGATTTAAAGATTCAATGCGTGCTGCTTGCCGAGCCCAAGAGCTTGGTCATTTCAGACTCTTGGTTCCCGATGTGCGTAAACCTTGGGGCCACCACCAAGCCCCTCCGGTGGGAGGATTCGATAGCCATTGCCGCCACGTCCGACTGCTTCCTTGCCCCCGACTCATCCATGCACGCCTTCGGGGCCGCGCTTGGCATCCCTGTGGTCAGTCTTTGGGGCTCATTCCCGCCTCATATAAGACTCATTAAAGACGCTACGAACGAAGTGATAAAGGGGAGAGGCGTTTGTCCGATGGCCCCATGCTGCCATCACACCGGATGCGGGGAGCCATGGCCGAAGGGAGGACCATGCAACGAAAGCGGAGTGTGTGATGAGCTGGCTTCAATCAACCCTGATACTATCATCAGGGAGGTGGAGCGGGTTAGTAGACTTGGCAGGAGACGCGCCAGTAGGCGGCAACCAAACACTACACCCGTAAGCACCTGACCGCGAACAACGTGCTCGCTTGAGGTTCGAGTCCTCTACGGCGCATTTCCCCTGTTTTGAAAAATTACGAGTTACAAGCCAACTGGTTTATTTGTTTGGAAACCGATTCCTAGAGTTACAAAGCGTTTCCACGAATGGGTGCGTCACCAAACAAAAACCAGTCGTTTTTGATCACAGCTTCACTAGGTTGATTTTATCAACCAACCTCTTTGCATCGACGTGGACGTAGTGGCTGGCATGGATCGCCGCCGTATGGCCCACGATCTCAGCCGCCTCGCGCAATCCCACCCCAGCGTGCAGTAGCTCGGAGGCCAGTGTGTGACGCATCCAATGGGGCGATGCCTCCGGTACGCCAGCGGCCTTGGCGGCGGCCTTAAAGGCGAAGTAAAAGCCCCTCTCGCCGCTGTTCCCCTTGGGCCAGTCCTTGTCGCTGATGCCCGCTAGGTAGGTCTTGAGGTCCGAGTGGAGGGGCTTGGCCACACGCTTCTTGGACTTAGCGTCCGTGATCGTGATCACGCTTGAATTGAGATCCGCGTCCGACTTCTCCACGCCAAGGCATTCGGACATTCTGCTTCCGCTATAGAAGCCGATCATGGCTGCAGTAAGGTGAGAGCCCTTGAGAGTTCCAAGTATCTTCATCCTCTCTTCGGAAGATAGGGCCCGCTTGGGATAGGCTGGCTCGGATGGCAGGTTGATAACGTCCATGACGGAGGCAAATGGATTCATCTCCTTGCGACAGTAGCCGCGCTTTGAGGACCAGCTCCAAAAAGCCTTGGCCACGTTCACATTTGTCTGGCAGGTGCTCCTCCGGTTAACCTGCGCCATCTTTCGGGCGTTGTCCTCCACCTCCCCGATGGTCAGCTCGTGGACCATCTTCTGCTCAAGCCCGTCCAGCAGGTGGCGATACATCTTCTTCCTGCAAGCCGCCGTGGATAAACATCGGGCGGTGTTTAGCCACTCCTCAAAACTCTTTGCCACGCGCTGTTTGCGCAAATGAAAAACCCCGAACCTCTCGGCGGCTAGGCGCGCCTCGATCTCGTTGCGGATGGAAAGAACCTCGGGAGGCGGAGTCCGAGAGGCCACGCGAATGCCCGTAGTGCGGGTGGTATACACCCCCTTGTGCATCATCCCGATATGCCAAAAGCCCGATCTAGCCTTTATTTTTGCCATGGTCTGCGACCTCCTTTAACGACTGACAGTAGGTTCGGCCCATTAAAATAGTCTTATGCAGGGGCCTCTCGGGATACATGATCTGGTCCAGTCCAGCCTGTACCAAGTCCACCACGATATGATTGCAGCTCCAGCCCGTCATGTTGGACAGGTCCAGTAGCTGCTTGCGTAGCTCTGCGGTGGCCCTGAATCCTATGTTTGCCGCCAGCGGCTTCTTCGGGTCGCGCGTCTGCGGGGGCCTGCGATGGATTGTGCTCATGTGAAAACATTACGTAGCCTAGCGTAACAGGCGCAAGTACTCATTGGTACATATAAGAATACCTTATCGGTAACTTGAGAAAAAGTACTAACTCGTGGCTACCAGTATTGGAGCGTGACAGGGCGTTACACCAGCCCTAGTCATTTCAAATGCAGGCTACCCAGAAGTATCTAACCTCAGAGGAAGTAGCCAGCATCTTGCGCGTTAAGAAAGACTCCGCCCGCGTGTGGATCTGGCGCAATAAAATTCCGAGACTCGCGGGAAATCGCAGGCTTGTGCGCCGAGTGGACGTGGAGCGCGCGCTAAACGGTAGGACAACTTTTGTCCGGATGTCCGGATAAAATAAACCAATAAAACTAGGAGGCACAATTATGAAATGGGACCCATCAACTTACGTGACCGTGGCAGAGAGATTACAATCAGCCGCAACACGTGAGTTTGAAATCATCGAAACAAAGATTCATCACGTAAACGACAACTGGGGATATATCCAAGTCGGAATCAAGCTCGACGGCAAACGATATATCGGGACTGCCAGTTTTCGTTTGGACTTACAGGGCGCACGCGCTCAGGCGACCAACCCCATCGAGGATGCGGAAACCTCGGCAGTCGGGCGCGCCCTTGCCATGGCTGGCATTTCCTCGGACCGAAGCGTGGCCTCGTTGGAGGAAGTGCGGGAGGCCCAGCGCAGGGCGGACGCACCCCCGCTATCGGAAAAGGAAACCAAGGCCGACAACGTGGTCACCCTTCCATCCGCTGAAACAACCATCGGCGAGATGCTCGACGAGATTACCAAGGCCATTGAGGGCATTGATCAGGGCAAGGTGATCGAGTTCTTGCGTGCGAAGAAGAAGGACGTGGCGGACGCGGTGGACGTGTGGACGCTGCCTGAGGCCACGATCCGCGAGATCCACGACAAGCTGGCGAAGTTTAGGCCAGCGGTGGAGAGGTGGATGGCGAAGTGATCAAGGCCAAACTCAAGAAGGCTTTGGCCAAGCACGGGCTTCCGGACCTAAAAGGTCCGGAGCCCTTGGACACGGAGGCGGATCATCAGGTCTACCGCAAGAAAGACGGCACAGAAGTCAGCGGCACAACGACTTATACTGGATTGCTGATAGACGAGGGTCTTTTTAATTGGGTTGCGTATGTTACAAGGAGTGGGAAGGAGTGGCAGTTCGAGCGTAACTCGGCGGGTCGGGTAGGCACAATCTTCCACCACCACGCTCACCGGAAGATATCGGGGACCAAGGGGCCTGAGTCAATCAAGTGCAGCCCCGAGGAATCGGAGAAGGTGAAGAACGCGATTCGTAATTGGGACGCTTGGTGGGCCGAGGAACTTGAGCGCGTCACGCCCATCGTGGTGGAGAAGCAGCTTGTGTCCGATAGGCATGGGTACGGGGGGACCATCGATCTGGTGTGCGCGAACAAGGACGGAGAGCTCGAGCTCTACGACTGGAAGACGAGCGGCTCCATCAAGAAGAAGCTGAACTACTGGGTCCAGCTCAAGGCGTACTGCGGTTTGTTCGAGGAGAGTTTTCCGGACCTGAAGATCACCAAGGTCAACTTGGTGCGGGTCGGGAAGAAACACGAAGAGGGCGTGGAAATCGAGAGCCGCGCCGCGTCCGTACTCCACAAGGAGTGGGACATCTTCGAAACCCTGCTTCGTCTCGGGAAGCTGACAGGAAGAGGCAAATGAATACACCAACCACTACCGGATGGACCGCCATCCTTAACGTCAACAAATCCGAAAACCCCAAGGCCCCGTCCCATCGCGGCTGGTACAGCACCGATGGCGGCAAGACCAAGGTCAAGATCTGCGGCTGGCAGCGGGACGGGAAGTTCGGGCCCTTCATCTCACTCAAGGTGGATGATCGCCCCAACAATCCCAACCATAGCCAAGAGGCATTCTGAAACTGGCCGACAAATGGTACGACTTCTGGCGCAGCTCTGGGGGACCGAGACTCGAACGGGAGGTTCGCGTCTGCCCAGAGCGGCGTTGGAGGGCCGACTTCGCTTGGAGGGAGAGAAAGATATTCTTCGAGGTGGATGGCGGAGAGTTCGTGTTTGGTCGCCACTCAAGAAGGCTCGGAGCAGATGCGGAAAAATTGAACTACGCCCAGTTGCTAGGATGGCGGATGCTCAAGTTTCCAACTTCTCTGGTTAAGGAGGAGTATGTGCGACGAGTCTGCGGAAGATTGCTTTCCGAACCAAAGCGAGGAGTACGGCCCCCTGAGAAGTCGGACGTTCTACCGAAAGATGGAGAAAAACGCCAACGTCTCAATCGCGGGTCATCCCGACGACCTTCGATACACAAGGGCGATGGCACAACAAGACGGGAAGCTTCTCGAGAAGTGGCTCAACACAAGGGGCATAGCTACTTTCGGGAGGAAGGACTTCCTGTTTGGTCGGGGAAGGAGGAAGCATGATCCCAACGTACACAGAGATAGGAAACAAGTGCGCTCTTCTAATCCGAAGGGTGATGGAAGACGGAGAACAAAGCCACGGCAAGAACGTGTGGTTCAACAACGAGTCAAGCCAGCGGCAGGTGCTACTGGCGGCTCGCCATCTGCTGACCTACCAGCTTCAAGCAAGCGGGGACAAGCCAGCGGACGGAGATGACCACCTCGTCAATGCTCTTGTGCGCGTCGCCATGGCCATCGCCAAGCGCGACGAGTGCGGGACCCTTAGCGAGTGAAGCAAGGGGACCACGTAAGATGGCTCACCAAATCAGTCACCTATCTTGAAAGTGAAAACCGCCGACTACGAGACGCTCTCAGGGGAGTGCGCGACAAATGCTCGGGCAAAGGCATCTGCTCCTGCGGATGTGTACTTGCTGAGCAAGCCCTTGCACCTGTACCTGATCGGAACGCGGCTGGCGAACTTCCTCAAGCTGGGAGTGACTGAGAACGTGAGGTATCGGCTGGAGTCACTTCAGACCGCGTGCCCGTTCCCGCTTCATGTCATTTGGTCCAAGCGGCTCGATCCCAAGCCCCCGTATCCGGAGGCCCCGCCCGTCTTCTTCACACCGAGGAGATGGGCGTTGGGGATGGAGTCGCTCATGGCCAAGGAGGGCATGAGGATGGGGTACTGGAAGCACGCCCATCGGGAGTGGTTCAGTTATACCAAGCCCCTTCGTAGGGAGCGTTCCATCGATTCAGAAATCAGCAAACAAATGGAGGACCTATATGCCTACTTGCTTAAAGAAGGAACGAAGTGTCGTTCCCATTCAGGTTGGTTCCAGCTCGACTGCCGAAGAGTTTTTAAGCGCGAGGCGTGACAGCGAGTACAAGGAACTCGCGTTGCGCGTCAAGCTACTGGAGACCGACATCCGCAGACTGACCGAACGGATTGAGGGACTGAGGTTCCCCAACCGGAAGGAGGCAGCATGGTCGAAATCATAATCGACGTGCTGGTCACCACCCTTCTGTTCGGGTTCTGGGTGGGGCTGGCCTTTATCGGGCTGGCCCTGCTCAACACCGCTTACGCGTTCATCATGTGGTTCATTGAGAAGATGCGATGAATCCCACCGCCGACGAGATGGGCTGGGTGATCGACATGCTGGAGGGGGTGAGGGACCACCTGATCGAGGACCGCAGGGAGGCCAAGCACGCCACCCAAGCCCGCATCAGGACAATCATCAACAAAGTGGACAGCGTGCTGCTCATCCTCAAGCGCGCGAGGAAGGAGATTAAAGAGAAATGTTTGGAGACATAGTACCCATAGAAGACGAGCTCCTTGCCGCCCTGTTTAACGGCGGCAACGAGGAGCGCGAGATGATCCTTGAGACGGCGAGGGAAGACTGGTTCGTATCAAGCTCGGGCAAGATCCTTTACGCCAAAGCCGTGGCCGATCTTGAGGCGGGCCGCGAGCCAAGCATTGCCGCCTCGTTCTCCATCCCCGACAAGGAGGTGAAGGACAGGCTGGCCACCCTCAGCTCCAAGCTATCGCCCACCGTGTTCTCGCTCAGGTCGAGCGTAAAGGCTGCGGCGGAGCGGGCCCAGAAGATGCAGGTGGTCTTCGCGTGCAACGTGGCGGAGGAGGAGATCAAGTCAGGAGAGCCGCCGCTGGAGGTGGCATCCCGCCTCGAGCACAAGCTCAGGGACCTCGGGTGCGAGGGCGACGACGAGATCAAGACCATCGGCGATGCGGCGAGCGGACTGCTCACCGACATGGAGCGAGCGGCCAAGCGCAAGACCTTGTTCAGCGGCATCTCCTCTGGGATCAGCGGGCTCGACGTGCTGACCGGAGGGTTCCGCAACGGACAGATGATCGTGGTCGCCGCAAGAACTGGGGAGGGCAAGACGGCCTTGGCCAGCCAACTCCTGCTTCATGCGGCCCGCAATAAATGGGACGACGAGAAGGAGAACTGGGCATCGCGCGGTTACGTGACGTGCTTGGTGGAGTTGGAGATGACCTCGTCCGAGGTGGCGCAGAGATGCGTGGCCCACCTTGGCGGACCGCAAATGTGGAAGATGAGGGACGCGGGCAAGCTGACCGACAAGGACTTGGCCGATGCCCGAGCCGCCCTCACCACGCTACAGAACCTTCCGTTCTTTGTGGATGCCCCACCGAGGATGAGGCTCGGGGCCCTGCGGGCGAAGGCTCGCGGTTGGAAGCGGAGACTTGGGATGGAGATGCTTTGCGTCGATCTCATCGGGAAGGTGAACAGCGATGGCAGGGAGCGGGACCGCTGGAGGGAAGTGGCGGCGGTCAGCCACGGGCTCAAGGCCCTCGCCAAGGAACTCAACATTGTCGTCATTGGCATCGCCCAACTCAACCGAGATGCCTCGGGAGAGGAGGAGGCTGGGCTCCATCACATTCGCGAGTCGGGGGACATCGAGCAGGACGCGGACGTAGTGCTTCTTCTTACCACCAACAAGGAGGACCAGAAGGTGAAGACGCTTCGGGTGGCCAAGTGCCGCTCGGGGTTGACGGGGCGAGTGCCTCTTGTCTTCGACGGAAACACGCAGCGATTCAAGGAACTAACCAAGGAGGCAAAATGAAAAAGAATAAACCACTACCCACGATTGAGATTCTGTCGGAGAGAATCATTCAATACGTGGAGCTAGATATTAAGTGCCCAGATAAAATAACAAAGGAGATCACCGAATACGGCAGGTCTCTCATCCTCAAGGATGAGCAGGAGTTGTTTAACTATGGGTTCATCAAGGCATTGGAGAACGGGATGAAGTATCTCAAGAAGAAGGGCAAGGCCAAGTGAAGGACACCTTCAAGGCCATCATCGCCTACAGGATGAACAAGGTGGAGGAGCGGATCGGGCTGCTTGAGGAAGTGACCCGCCAGCTCAGCAAGGACATGGCTCAGATCTCTCAGGATATGAAGGACTGGCGCGTGGACACCTGCGTTGGGGAGATCGTCAGGACCGAGGCCCCCGACCCCATTGACCTCAGGATGCTGGACACCGCCACCGTCCGCAAGACGGACGTGGTCAAGCAGAGGTGGGCCCAATGGAAGCGTCTCACCCTTGAGGGTAAGACCCCCTGCCAGATCGCCCGCATATACAAGTGCCACCACACGGCAGTAAGCAACGCCATGAAACGGAACTTCGAGCCTGCGTGGCTTCAGAAAGGAAAACGAACATGACCCTGCTCATCGCCATCATCCTCATCCACCAGTTCCAGTTGCCATGGTGGATGTACCTAGTCACCGGAGTGGTCTGGCTGCTCCATAACTTGGGGAAGTGCACATGAATATCCAGCAAGCCCGCCACATCCGTTGGCATTTTGACATTGCATATCTCATGCAAGTCAGCGGCCAGAAGTTCCGCACCTTCTGCGAGTGCGGAGTCGGGCCGCTTGACATCGCCGCAGCCCCGAAGGTGTATGACCACAACCTCTCGGACCGCATGGTCTTGGTTGAGCCCAACCCCCATCTCGCCGAGATGGCGGCTCTCAGGATGCCCAAAGCCAAGCTGGTGCGGGCGGCAATCGGGGCTCAGGCGGGGCGCGCCAAGTTCCGGATGAACATGGGATCGTCTTACCTAGCCAACACATGGAGCCCCACGCCTGTCAGCGCGGAGGACATCGAAGTGAACGTGATGAAGTTCAGCGAGATTGATGACGGGACCATCGACTGCCTCGTCCTAGACAACGAGGGGCAGGAGTGGTCGGTGCTCTCGGGCCTCCACTCTCAGCCTACCATCCTGTCGGTGGAGGTATGGAGGGGGCATCCCAACGAGGGCGAGATCTTCCGGTGGATCGAGGAGCGCGGCTACAAGCTGCGATTCACCACCGGACCTGAGGGGGAAACGATGCTCTTCACCCTTGACCAACGTGCGTAACAGCAACACATTGCGACACAAGTGAAGAACGGGAAGTATCCCACACCTCCGGAGGATGATCACTCCGACGAGACCCTGATCAAGATGAAGGGATTCAACGATGCGGTGATCGGCGTGGCCCGCCAGCATGGCCGTCCCCCGTTCATTGTTTATGACACCGTCGAGGTGATCCGCATCCTCGCCCGCCAGTTTAAGAAGAGCGGGTCCGAGAACCCCACCGAGGATGCCATCGAGTGGTTCAGCTACAACATCCAAGGGGCGTGGGTGGGGGAGGGAACGCCAGCGTTCATCGAGAAGTATGGCGTATGAGACCAAGCAGAACATCGCGGACGAGGAGAAGCTTGTCCGGTTGTTTGCGGAGGATATGGGAACTGGCCAGCCGATTCAGACCCCGCAGTTCTGGCCGTTCGACTACCTCGTTCCGATGGGAACTAAGCTGTCCGCTTGCGAGTGCCGACAACGGCACAACACTCACGACCACTATGCCACCCTCCATTACAGCAGCCGCAAATGGCAGTCGCTTTTATTTGCAAAGCGAATTGTCAGCGGCGTGTTTCTGGTGGTGGGCTGGACCGATAAGTGGGGGTGGATACGGGTCGGGGAGTCGGGATACCGCGTGAGTTTCGGGGGGAGGGCGGAGGTGAGGGCGGGAAGTGCGAGTGATCGGGAGTGGATGATCGAGATCCCGATCTCGGATTTCACCATGAAGGATTATCCTTGGGTTGTCTCTCAGGCTGCGGGGAAGCGGGGGCGGGAGTTGCCAGCGGCCACCGCCGAGGTGACGCTGGAATGATCAAGCAAAGGCCGCTCGCTGGGATCTGCGTGCCGCACGTCCTGTCCCCCGACGAGTGCATTAAAGTGCGTACGCTTTCGAAGGATAGGATGGAGCCCGCGACCACCCTGAGCATGAGCGGCAAGCGCGTCCGCTCGTGGACCAGAACGTGCGATTACGGGTGGCTGAACGAGGGGGACGGGAGATGGGATTGGTTGAAGGATAAAATGTGGAAGGCGATGGACAACGCCAACGCGTTCCTGCAAGCCGATATCGCGGGCATGGAAAGTTTGCAGGTCCTGCGGTATCGCCCGCTCCAATGGTTCAGGAGGCACTTCGATACGAACTCGGGCTCGCCGAGGAAGGCCACGCTCGTGGTGCAGTTGAGCTCCCCGAGGGAGTACGTGATGGGCGGGCTACAGCTCGACGGCTACGATCACCAAGGGCTGGACAACTCCAAGATGCAGGGCGCGGGCACGCTCTTCCCGAGCTACCTCAAGCACAGAGCGAAGGCCCCGTGGTGGGGAGAGCGTTGGTCCTTGGTCGCGTGGTTTACCGGACCCGCTTGGAAATAAAAAGGGCGGACGGGATTGCTCCCGCCCGCCCCTTGTTCTGATTATCTCGCAATCCAGAGGAACTTTGTAGGCTCCCCCGTGGAGAGATTCCGGATGGCCCAGATGCCTCCGCTCTCGTCCGCATCCACCGCGTAGAACTGGGTAGCAGTTCCTGCGGACAGATCGCGGACAGCCCAGATACCACCCGAGTCGTCCAGATCGTCCGCCCGTAGCGCGTTCGCGAAGCCGAGCGCGAACAGCACCACGATGACGGCGGTCTTGAACCAGACCATCCTGTCGCTGTCGTCCCACATCATTTGCCGATTACCTCCTTTCCGTTGTTGAGTAGCCCAGTCTTCCGGATGAGCGCGGACAACTCGCGCCACACCTTGCGATCATAACTCTTTTTTAAGTTGAGTCGAAGGTGAAGCCGCGCCTCGATGCCGCGAGTCTGCTCTGCAAATGTGAGCCTCTCCACCCTCTCATCATAATTAACTTGGTTGAACTCGCCGATGCGGTACTTGTCGGCTACGCTGAACGAGTTGGCCGTCGAGTTGGTCAGCTCAGACACCTCCGATGCCTGATTCCTAAAGAAGTCCAACACCAAGGAGCTCGCCGTGAGTCGGTTGCCGATCCGTTTGATGAACTTCCTGCGGGCGAGTGACCGCTTCCTGCACCGCTCGCGATCCGGATGGGACCTCCACTTATCGTACGCAAGCTTTAGCTGGTGCAATCCCTCGGCCCACACCGGACCTGCCAAGTGGATGTTGGCCTTGGGAATGATCAGCTCGGTGCATTGGAGCGGGGCCTCCAGCGCGAGCCCCCTCCAGTTGTGCGGGCGCGCGTCGAAGTAGAAGTGGGACAACCTTCCGCGACCATTGCGCTGGTCGTGGTGGCGTGCCACCCTGAACGCGTAAAAATCTTGGGGGACCAGCTCCGAGTGGCACTCCCAGTACTCCGCCTTCAGCTTGGTCAGTCCGAACTTCTCGGCGTGCTCCACGCCCGCCTTGCTCACCCAGTTTTTAAACTGGGATTCCTCGGTGCGCTTATCCCACTCGCCGACGTTGTGCTCAACGCCGCCGAGTCGGTACGCAATGTCCGCCGCCGCGACACGTTCGTACGCCTCGCGCGGCAGAATCTTCTTCAGGTTTTTCAATGTCAGTTGTAGTTGTTCGCTCATTGTCTGCCTCCTTTATTGTGAGATGTACCAAGCCAAGGTCTTCGCGTGGGCCCGCTCTAACTTCGAGTAGGGCGTGACGCTGGTGAACTTGAACTTGATGTCATCGCTGGTGGTTGCCTCCTTTAGTGGTGACGGCGGGCTCATCACCAAAAGGTCTGGAGCCTTTGAGCTCCACACTCCGGACCGCCGCGCCTTGAAGCTGACCCACTTGGTGTGCCAGTTCTCGGAGCGCGCGTGCCTGTAGATTCTGCACCGGATATCCGCCGCATCCCCGAACGCGAGATCGAATCGCGTCCACTCGGAGAGCGGCACGCTCTCGAGATGCTGAGGGTTGATGGGCCGATACCCGATGGAGATCAGGTGATCGATGGCCCTCCGGAGCCCCGTGGTGGGGCGTTTATTTTTGAACTTGTTCATGGTTGCCTCCTTCAGTTGGGATACAGCACCTCGCCGAACGGCGGCTTGATGCTGGTATCGGAGGGGGAGATCACCCAGATCAGGTCCTGATCGGGGCAACGTCCCCACCCGCTGGTGAGCCCGTCCGTGATGAACACGACGAGCCCGATATCGGATGCCTCCTCCTCGACGAGCGAGTCGAACGCGTCCGAGAAGTCGGTCCCGCCACCGCCGCGCAAGTGCGGGGCCTTGCCGCCTTCCTCGTACTCGCTCCACCCGTGGAACCTAGTGTCCACCGCGCCGACCACCACGGGGAGCCGCGTGATCGCCGCCGCCTCGCCGATCTCGGCGAGTGCCTGATCCAGATCGGATTGGGATACCGAACCGGATGTGTCCACGAGCACCGCCACTTTCGGGGGCCGCTCGGTCCGCAGACACGGGAGCACGATCTCGCCCGACGAGCGGCGGGAAGGTCTCCGGTAGCTGTAGTCCTCGCGGGAGAGACTGACCACGCGCGTCCGGAGGATATCGGTCCACGGGATGCGCGGGCGGCGGGCCTCGGCGAGTTGACGCGCGAGCTCGGCGGGCAACTTGCCCGCGAGCCGAGCGGCAGTCTCGGCGGAGGTGACCGCCGCCTTGAGCTCGGTCTCCTTCTCCTTGATCTCGGCGGGGGACAACGGCTGGCCGTCCCCCTTGGTCGGAGTCTGCACCTTGCCAAACGACGGACGCTTGCGCGCGTTGGGCTGGTTCTTGATCCGCTCGTAGATCGCCTCGCTCGAGCAGTCCTTATACTGCGGATCGATAAGCGCGCCCTGCGGCAGGACGAACCCGTCCTGCTGGAGGAGCCAGTTCACCGCGTAGTCACACGCGATGTTCCAGAGCTCCGGATCGCGGTCCCCGCACCTGAGGTGATGACCGAGGGCCACGTGCCCCGCCTCGTGGGCGATGAGGAACGTGGTCTCGGGCACGCTCAGCTTGGCGAGGAAGTCGGGGTTATACTTGACCCACGTGCCGTCCGTTGCCGCCGTCTCCACGCTCGTGGAGATCGAGTGCTCGAGCCGCCCCGAGATCGATGCCCAGAACGGGTGGTCGAGTTGCAACCGGACGCGCGAACGCGTCAGGTTGCCGCTGATTTTTTTCAAGTCGATGTTCATGGTCGTGCCTCCTTTCGGTTGAGTTGTCGGATTACCCGAGCACTTCCTTGCCGCGAGTGATGGACCACTTGATGAAGTCCTTGCTCGCGGTGATGCTCGCGTCCTTGGTGATCGCGCCCTTGGTCGTGAACGCCTCGAGCTCGGGCCCGAGCCGCTCCGAGTACACGCTGATCTGCGGGAACGTGGAGGGGCTCGCCTTGGAGACGAGCGCGCCAGCCAACGCCCACCGCTGTTCGTACTTGTCCGGAACGGGGGCCGTCTTGGGATCGAGCAGGACCTTCTCCGGTAGCCCGCTCAGCGTGGCGAACACGCCGAGGAACCCGTGGAGAAAGAGGCCCGCCTCTTCCCCGAGCGTGCCCGTCAGGAGCTCGAGCCCCTTGGAGCCGCTCGCGACGAGCCGACCCGCGTGTTCCCACGAACGGGGGCACGCGAACTTGGTGATCCCTGCGGGCACTTCCTCCGAGTTGAAGAGCTCGGGGCGGAACCGCACCGCGCTGACCACCTCGGCGGGGATGCCGTCCCCGAGGGCCCAGAGGCTCCACGTCTCCGGATCGGGGACCACGTTAAGGATCGTCGTGAATCGGCCAGCGAGGGGGGCGATGATGCCGCCCACTCCCGCCCGATGCGTGCGATCATTCGTCGCGCCGATGAAGCGGACGTGGGGACTGATCTTGCCAGCCTCCGTGTGCCCGCCGTGGATCACGTGCAGGAGTGCCGCCTGTACTGACGTGGGCGCGCACCCGAGATCATCGAGGAAGCAGAGGGTCGGCTTGGTGGCCGTGGTCAGCTTCCGGATGAACGTCAGCGGGGAGAACTTGGCCTCCCCGTTGACCACCACCGGAAGACCGCGAAGGTCCTCCGGAGCGGCGGTGCTGATGTTCTCGACGATCACCTCGGGGTCGCCCCCGATGCTCTCGCAGATTTGTTTCCACGCGGAGACCACGAGCGCGGTCTTGCCAACTCCGGGCGACCCCACGAGGAGTAGCTTGGAGAACGTGGACTTGAATGCGTCCGCGAGCACGCTGGTCAGGCGCGCCGTCGAGACGCTGTTTGCTTTGCTGGATTCCGTTGTCTTGTTTTTGCTGTTCATTTTATGTGCCTCCTATGTTGGTTAGTGTGCTTGCTACTTACTCGCGGCAATCGATGCCGCGATTTGTTCGAACGCGTTAACCGCCTTGAGTGCCTCCGATGCGGCGGTGACCCGCACCTGCGGCTCGTGGCGGAGCTCGTCCTCCTTGCCCTCGGCGAGGAACGAATCCAGCGACTGGCGCGCGTTGCTCACGGCACGCGCAATGTCGGGATCGTTGCCCACGTTGAGAGCGTCAGCGTCCGCGAGGGCCTGACGCGCGGCCTCGATGGTGCTGTTGCGGAAGATTTTCTTCCGGTCAGCGAGCACCTCGGCCACGCCGCGCAGGGCCTCGCTCAGCCTCTCGAGGAGGGCCGAACGTGCCGCGCGGATGCGCTTGCCGAGCGCGAACTCCGCCTTGTCGCGGAGATCGTCGGGCAAGCGGTCCGGTGAGGGGAGCGGGTCCAACTCGAGCTCGACCCCGAACTGCGAGCGGAACTGGTCCGCCGAATCCGGATAGTCGGAGCGGTCGAACGTGCCGTTCAACCTCTGCGCCGCGTCCGACAGAATCGCGTCGAACTGGTCGCGCAATTTGTCGAACGCTTTCTCCGCCTCGTTCACCAACCGATTATGGTCGGCGATGAATCGCGGGTACGCCGTGGACGTGATGATCGACTGACCCACGCGCCACGGGAGCGAGTACCGGATGAAGTTCTCGCGGATGCGGTAGATGATCGTCCGCACCTCAGCGAGGTGCTCCTTGGAGTAGATCGCCTTCACCCAACGGCCACCGCCGCTGAGCTTGTGCTTCGCCTCCACCTCAGCCGTCAGATCGTTATCACACCTGCCGCTGACGGGGGAGCGGACGGTGAGATCGGCGATGAACGCCGAGTCGGTGATGTTGCTGTTGCTGTTCATGTTTAGTGCCTCCTGTTTTGGTTGGTGTGTCTGCTTGGCCTCACGGATTGTGGAATCGGTGCGACCAATGGGGGTTTGCCTGTTGCCGCTCGTCCCGCTCCAGTCTGGCCAGCGTCTCATCAAGATGCTGGCCAAGGATTGGGGCGATGGTCTGGACGATCTTCCTTAGCCGGATGTTCTCGGCCTCTGCGGCTGTGGCTCGCCTCTGCCAAGTGTGGAAGAGGTCTGCCTCGAATTGTTTCCGTTCGGTGCTGTTCATGGTTTAGTGCCTCCTGTTTTTGTGTTGGTTATTGTGCTTGCTACGCGCCTCGCGCCAGACGAGAGACCACGCTCCGAGCGTGGCCAACGTCAGGAATGAAGCGGAGACGATGGTGTGGACCGCGTATAATGTATCGTTCATGTGCCTCCTGTAGTTGGGGGTTGGACCAACTAAATCAAGTTTGCACACGTTAAAACGCGCACCAACATTTATTTTAAGATCAAAGAAGGTTATTATGCATACTTATACCCCTATAAGTTTTCGTACGTTGATATCCCCAGAGGGGATTCGCATTTAAACGCGTTTGTACGCGTTGCCACACGCCGCTAGATAAGGGACAGCGGATAGGGGGGTAAGACGCGTTCTAGGGCCATTTGCGCGCGATTACGGGCCATTGTCGTTTATTGTTTTGGCGAACCACACTACCCCGTTTTAGCCCTTGAGGGGGATCGGACAATTCATGTCCTATGGGAACTATCGCCCGAACAGAGGGAAAGTCAAGCGGGGCTCATAACTTTCTTACTAAGTTAAACTCTTTTTTTACTACATTCTTTCTTAATACATTCTTACATTCTTAATACATTCTTATATATATATTATATTATATATATATTAAGAGAGTGGCGCGAAACGCTGGACCGGACGCGCGCAATCTTACCGCAAAAATTTGACAAGGGAGGGGGCGGGGATAGATCGAGGCTCGCCCATGGGGAAACCGACCATAGTTGCCGACCCCAAGTCAAAGTCAGTCGGGGGGAATGCCCTTGATATTGGGGGCGCGGCGGGCGCGGTGATCGAGGCGGGCATCAGGGCCCGCGCGGAGTGCGGCACGCTGGCGCGGCCCGTGCCCGCGTTGCTGGCCGCGTTCCGCGAGCTCATGGAGCTCGGGATGCCAATCAAACACGCCGCGCACGCGCTGAGCATTAGCGAGACCGCGCTGTATAAATGGATCAGGGAGATTCCGGAGTGGGGGAAAGCGGCTGAGACGGGGAGAGCGGCGTTCGTTAGAACACACCTTAAACGAATCACAGACGCATCGCAAAAAGGAACGTGGCAAGCCTCCGGTTGGTTGCTCGAGCGTTGCCAGCCCGAGTACTTCAGCAGGGCCCGAGAGATCGCGATGGGATCGGCGATGGGCGGCGCGCTCAGCTCAACGATTCTCGCGCAGTTGGCCAGCGATTCAACAGTCACTACCACCTCACCAACAGAGGACCAGATGGCTATATCCACTACCACGCTAGAGGTCAGAGCGGTTCCGGTTGGGGCGGCGACTGACATAGGCGACGAGGGCAAGGCGACGACCCGATCCGATGAACCAGAGGGGGGCCACACCCCCCCCTCCCCCCAGCCACTAACTGTATCCCCCCTTCTTAAAAAAATTTCACCTAAAAAGACCCCCCGTCAGAGTCGTTCCCGCAAGGCGCGGACACTATCTGTCCCACCCCCCATCCCCAATGAATCCGATCCTTTCGCCCAAACATGAAGCACACCTACGACCTCAAGATCTACAATGGCCGAATCAAAGTCTACGTGGACGGCTTTGTGATGTTCTGTTTTAACCAAATAGATTTTAAGGGGTACTACACCTATAAGGATGACACGAGCCTTTACGGCATAGATGTTTATCTGATCGAGAGCGGGGGCGGTGCTGGTGGTGAAACCACCATGGAAATCTACTTTAAGACAAAGGAAAACTGGCTGGGCGTTCTGGGCTTATTGGACAAGCACCTCTGATCCCATGCAAAAACCATACAATGGCAGACCAGTTTTATTTCCCCGTCAGAGACGTTCTTTCCAGAAGCACACAATTTGTAGCCAAACTGTAATTCAAACCGCCCTGTAGCCCGCCCTAATCCTGATCCATGGCCCAAGCAAAACGACAGACCGGAGGCGGGCAAGCCCTCGATCCTAAGCTTATAGCGGCGTTTAAGACCGATCCTTCGGCCTTCTGCTCCCACTTTTTTAAGATCTCATTTTACGACTGGCAAAAGAAGGTCCTCCATGACCTAGCTACCAAAAAGAGGGTATGCCTCAAAGCGGCTAACGGAAGCGGCAAGACCTCCCATGTGGCTGCTCCCGTGCTGATCTGGTGGTGCAGTAGATTTCCAAACTCACAAGTCGTTACAACGGCAGGTGTTTACAGACAAGTCCGCGATCAGCTATGGCAGCAGATCAACCAATGGGGGTCTGTCCTGAATGGGTGGGCCGTAAACTCCACCGACCTAATAGCCCCGAATGGATCTAGGGCGATTGGGTTCAGCACCGATGAGCCCAACAAGTTTGAGGGCTGGCACAATGAAAACCTCCTTCTGATATTCGACGAAGCCAAGTCTATCCCAGAAGGGATATGGCACGCAGCGGAGCGTTGTCAGCCCACCGCGTGGCTGGCAATGAGCTCCACCGGAGGGATCGATTCAAGATTCGCCCAGCTTTTCCTGAGCCCCAAAAGCAAATGGGAAAAGCATTCCGTCACGTCCTACGACTGCGATCACCTGTCCAAGACCAACTGGATTCAGGACCAGATCGACGAATACGGCATGGATCACCCCTTGGTGCGGTCCATGATCTTTTCCGAGTTCATATCAGAGGGGGACGGCTCCACCGTTCTGACGCTGGAAAAACTAAGGAAACTCAGGGATGCCAATGTCCAGCCCCTAACCAGCCAGCCCTACGCATTTATCGACTGGGGAGGCGGGGGCGACGAAACCGTGATAGCCATCCGCAGGGGGAATCAAGTTCAGCAGCCGATAGCTTGGTCGAGTGCCAATACCATGGCCACCGTTGGCCGCGCCATCAACGAGCTGAAGTCTGCGGGCGTTAAGGCCGATAACGTGTGGGCTGACGATGGCGGACTGGGCAAGCCCATGAATGACCGCATGAGCGAGCAGGGGTGGCACATCCACCGCTTCAACTTCGGGGCCAAGTCCCGCAACCCATCCTACATGAACAGGGGCTCGGAGATCTGGTGGGAGCTGGCAAGGCTAGTCGAAAAGGAGCAGGTCATTCTACCCAAGGATGACGTGATGGATGCCCAGCTCTGCGGCAGGAGGGTGCGGGTCAACTCATCCGGTAGGCTCGGGCTGGAGCCCAAGGACGAGATGCGGAAGCGCGGGGCCTCGTCTCCGGACCGAGCCGATGCGGTGGCGGGGGTGTGCGGGGCCGTTCCGATATCTGGGGTGTTGACGGAGTTTCAAACCGACATTACATCGCAGAGTAACGAAGAGTACTTGCCACACGTTGTCGCGGAACGGGAGTTCTTTGAGGACGTGGGGATCTTCGCTGGAGGCTAAATAATGAATGTATGGAATTGGGTGACGCAGAACTGGACGGAAATCGTGGCCGCTGTGGGCGGCTTGGTGATTGCCGCACGCGTGATTGTCAAACTCACGCCCACCGAGACCGACAACGTCTGGCTCGAGCGCGCGGTTAATTTTCTCAAGAGCTTGGGGCTTCATATCAAATGAAGCAGTTTTGGGACAAAAAAAATCCCAACAAATCCTCCGCCCCGCTTTCCGCGAAGGCCAAGGAGTATGCCAAGGACAAGGCCCGATCCGCTGGCCGTCCCTATCCCAATCTCGTGGACAACGCCGCTGCCAAACGGAAGTTTAAGCTGGGAGCGTATTGATGGTGGACAAGGACCGGATGGCCTGCAACAGGCCCCAGCGCACTCCCGATGGTCCCAAGAAGTTCGTCGTGAAGGCTTGCTCGGGAGGGCAGGAAAAGATTGTCCGGTTCGGTGACCCGAACATGAAAATTAAAAAACACATTGCGGAACGAAAGGCCAGCTTCCGAGCCCGCCACAACTGCTCCGAAAAAAAGGACAAAATGAGCGCGGGTTATTGGGCGTGCAAATCTTGGTGATGCAATGCTCCGAGCCATCCTTGAAATTTTGTCGCGACTTCTCGGGTTTTTCCCCAGCAGAAACGAGCTCGACGATTCCCACGCACGAGGTGAGTGGCGCAAGAATCGCGATTCCATTGATCGGGATCTTGGTCCTAAGCCTTGGTGGATGCGCGACAACGCAGCCCGTGGCGAGGACGAGCGGCAACACTAGCCGACTGATGACAATGCCCGAATATGAGCAGGTCCGTTCCTCAAATGAAGATGTCAAACGCTGGGCCCGCGAGGCCCTGCACACGGTCAACGATCTTGAGTTTGAAGTGAGGAGGGGCCGATGAAGGAACGCGACGAACTATACCGATTACTGATGGAGGACGTGAGGGCCCGCACCTCGTGGGAGGAGCGGCAGCGTCTTTGGTATGAGATGCGGCATGGCGGGCTTCGCCGAAAGAAGAAACTTCCTTGGCAGGCCGACCTCCACTACCCGCTGGCCGACTCGCTGATCAACAAGCTCAAGCCCTTTTATTTCCAGCAGGTCTACGGCAACGAACTTGCCGCCACCTTCATCCCGATCAACGACCAAGCCGACGAGGCTTTGGCTCGCCAGATGAGCATCTGGTTCGATCACCAGATCAAGCAGCGTTCCAACTTTGAGCAGGAGGTGCTGACCTCCATCGACCACACCCTGACGCAGGGGTTGGGCTATCTGAAGATCAGTTGGAATCAGGACAAGAAGACCGTCCACTTCGATGCCATCGATCCGATCAACATCATTTTACCCTACTACACCACCGACCTCTCCAAGGTGGAGCGCATCTGCCACGTCATGCAAATGAGCATGGATGCCTACCGCGCCAACGATCTCTACGATCAGGAGATCCTGCCCAAGATCAAGGGCAGGGAGTCTGAGGGCGCGCGCGCCACCACTTTCGAGGACACCAAGTTCCGCCGCGAGGGAATCACCGTAGGGACGGAGTCCGATCAGGTGGTCGTGTGGGAGGTGTATGAGCGGACGGCTGACGGCAAGATCATGGTCCACACGTTCTCGCCCGTTGCACCTGAGCACGATATTCGCCCGTCCTTTGAACTTCCCTACAAGCATGGGGAGGTTCCGTTTGTCTCGTTCTTCACCGAGATCAAGGACAAGGGGATCTATTCCAGTCGCGGGATCTGCGAGATGGTTGCGCCGTTTGAGGCTTTCCTTTGCAAACTGCTTAACGAAAAAGCGGACGCGATGACCCTTTACAATCGCCCGCTCTTCCGTTGCGAGCAGGACATTCCCAACACCAACAATCTTCGCTTTGGTCCCGCCACCATCCTGCCCGTGGGCGTGGCTCCGGTTCCCATGCCGCAGCCGCCGATCAGCTTCGATCAGGAAATGATCAACCAGCGCATGATTGCGGAGTATCTGACCTCCATGCCCGACTTTGGTCTGGTCCAGCAGCAGAACTCCAAGAACGCCCGCACGGCCACCGAGGTTTCCCAGATCGGGGCCATGATGGGCCAGAGCACGGATTTGCGGGCGCGGATTTTCAGGCTGAGCCTCGGCAGGGTTTACAGGCAGGCGTACGCGGTCCTTTGCCAGTTCGCCCGCAAGGAACTTAATTATCTTTATGCCAACAGCTACAGGTCGCTACCGGAACATGCCATCGGGGATCACTACGACGTGATGCCCAGCGGCAGCGCGGACGGGGTGAACAAGGCGGTTCAGTTTCAAAAGGCGGTGGCGCGGATGCAGCTCTTTCAGGGTAACCAAATTGTTGACCAAGTCGGTCTGGTTCGCTCGGTCCTTGAGACCGATGATCCTTCCTTGGCTACCAAGCTGGTGCTTGATCCCGCCACCCGCCAGCTTTCGCAGGGCGAGGAGCAGTCGATGGAGAATCTGGTCATGGAGCAGGGCGTGCCCGCATCCGTGGACGCTTCCGACGACCACCTCGTCCACATTCAGGTCCTGCTCAACCGCATCCAACAGCTCGAGCAGATGGGCGGGGGATTGCCTCAGGCCCAGCAGCTCTACGCGCAGCATCTGGAAGCCCACCTCCAGTACCTTGGCCTTCGGGACAAGAACACGGAGCGGGCCCTTCGCAAACAGATCCGCGAGCTCGCCAAGCAGAAGGAAGCCCAGCTTGCCCAAGGTAACTCCACCACCATGGGGGCCATGTGACTTGGATCAGGAATAAGTTGCAAGCACTCAAGCTGGCACTAGATCTGCATCGCCATGTCAAAACAGGAGGCGTACCCGATTGGACACCCGAGGACTCCGGAGAGCTATCCCGATTTCTCGGCTCTCCGTCTGGCAGGAAACTTTGGATTTTGCTGGGTCAAACCATTGAGCGGCGCGCTATCGCAGCCTGCACTACAGGCGGTTCTGCTCACGATGCTGGCAGGGTCGTTGGCTTTCGTGAGGCACTCGCTGTGATTGAGTGGATGAAAGCCGAAAAGATTGACGATGAAATTTCCCTGAAGGGAGACGTTGAGGGCGTGTCTTCCTTATTTGAAAGGTATAGCCCTTAACAACACGGGAGGGATAACCCGATAACCCTATGGCAACGACAGCCGAAACCAACGAGGTGAAACCGGACGTTTCACCAGCACCCGAAACTGAGGGCGACATCACCGAGGCACAGCTTGTGGATATGCTCCGCGAGATGGACGGCTTAAAGCCGCTATCCCGCAGCGCGTCCCCCGAGCCCGCGCCGAAGGAGGAAGCCAAGGCGGATTCCGACCCATTGCCCGCCGATGGGAAGTCGAGTGCAGTCGAGTCCGAGCAAAAGCAAGAGGCCAACCAGCCTTCGCCTGTCGCGAAGGAAGCGGAGGCCAAAGAAACAGGTGACATTTCCCCCAAAGGGGAGGCCGCAGAACCCGCGAAAGAGCAGGTGGCGGACACGAAGGAAGCCAAGATTGAGGGAAGGCTTGCCAAGGATCAGGCGCGTCTTGCCGAGAGCTGGAAGAAGCTCGAGGAAGAAAAGACGGCGGTTCGCAAGCAGTCCGAGGAACTGAAACTTGCCAAGGAGAAAGCCGAGGAGGAGGCCATCAAAAGCGTGGCCCCCGACATGAGCAGCTCTCCCGAAGACTTGCGCCGCTATGCGCGCGACTGGGAACAGGAAGGCAAGGATGAGGTTGCCAAGGAAGCCCGCAGGATGGCCGACCAGATCGAGAGGGCCCAGAAGCTCAAGGCCGAGCGCGACGAGCGTTTGACCAAGGAGCAGAACGAAGTCAGGGCCACCAACGCAAGGCGTTTGTTGGAGGACAATCCGGACCTAAAGAATCAGGAAAGCACCCTCTACAAGGCCCTGACGGAGATCATCAACAATCAGGATGCGGAGCTAAAGGACTTCTTTGCCAAAAGCCCGCACGGATTGGTTTATGGAACGCAGATCGCCAAGATGAAGATTGCGGCGGAGTCTGCGGCCTCTCTCCAAGAGGAGATCGTCACCATTAAAAAAGAGAACGAGGAGCTGAAGAAGAAGCTCAGCCTTGGGTCGTCCACAGGCTCCAAGCCCGCCAAGGGCAAAAAGGAGTTTGAGGATATGGATTACAAGGAACAGGAATCATTCCTGAAGAAGATGCTGTCTGAATCAGAATCCGTTCTCGCAGGAGTATAACGAATCATGGCACAGATGAAACTGACCAATCCTGCTTCGCTCGGGAATTATTTTCAGCCCGTTCTGTCGAAGCAGTTGATTGATCGTATTAGTGAAACCCTGCGTCTCAACACGCTCGCCCAGCAGGTTGACCTGCCGAAGAATCTCGGTTCAAAGACCGTAAAATTCTTTCAGTTCAACGGCACGGCGGATGCGTCCGAGGTGCAGACTTTAACCGAAGGAACCCCGATCAGCACGTTCCGCGAGCTCGGCCTCAACAGCGTTGAGGTGAGTCTCACGCAATACGGCGAAGCCCTCAATGTGTCCGACTTATTGTCGAACCTGAGCCTCTTCAACGTTTTGCAAGAGGGCGTAAAATTGCTAGGCGAAGATGCGGCCTTGAAAGCCGACAATCTTAGCCGCGCAGAACTGATCTCTGGAACGGACGTTGCTGGCAACAGCACCAAAAAGCGTTACGCACAGGGTTTGGCGAACTTCGCTGCGGTCGATGCCGCAGCCGCGTCCGCCGCCTTCATTGATGCCGAGGATCTGCTTGATGCATCCACGGAACTTAAGGCCAACAAATCCAACCCCCTCAACGGGAAGTTCACGGCTCTCGTGCCGCCTCAGGTGGCGCGCGACCTGTTCCGCGATACCGACTTCTTAAACTCGGTCTATCGTAACCCGACGAGCGGCGTGGGTTCGCTGTACGCTGGTGAGCTGGGGACTTTTTACGGTCTCCGTATCATCGAGCACACGAATCCGTGGATTGAGGGAACTACCGAGGGGACCTACTCCGCCGCTGGTTCGATCTACAGCACTATCGTGCTGGGTGAGAATGCGTTCGGCGTGGTGAAGCTCTCCGGAGATTCCCCCTTCAGCCCGAAGGTCACCGTACTGACTCAGGCCGATAAATCGGACATCCTTAACCAAACGGTCAAAGCTGGTTATAAAGCTTATTATGCTGCAAAGCTAATGAACTCCAAGCGGGCCGTCGTGGTCAAGTCGAAGAGCCGCTTTACCGCTGCCTCCTAAGTAGTGGGTGGGAGTCTGATCATCGTGGTTGGTGAACAGGCGGGAGGGGGGAGCAATCCCCCCTCCCAGCTCCCTATTCCGCGAAAGGAAAATATGGAAAAAAAAGAAGGAAAGATCATAGCCAAGGTTCCCATGGCAAAGCTTCCGGAGGATTCCGAGATCGGCAACAGGTTCACAATGGGCGGATACATCGAGGGGATGGAGGGCGACATGGCCCTTGTATGCCTAGAGACGTTCACGCCAGCCGAGGACAAGGAAGAACAGTATACAGAGGAAGACGCTCGCAACGCCGCCATGCAGATGGACGAACAGATGGGCTACATGGGATGACCTATGCCCATCTATCTCTACGAGACTGACAAGGGGGAGCTGGTCCAAGAGATCCGCTCGGTGGCCGACAGGGACAAGGGTCCCATGCGGAGACGCATGGCCGCTCCTTATGTTTTCAAGGGCCATCCTGATCCGAGCACCACGGAGCAGGGGGCTAAACGATTTTACAAGCAAGCCGAAGAAAAGGGGAGACTACGCAGCCGTAGATACTCCAAGAACAAAATCAAACAAATCTGGGGTTGGTAATTTATGCCTAGCGTAAAAGAAATTTATCATAAGATTGACGATGTAAGGATTGAGGCGGATTCGATCAATCTGAACGTGGACGGGGTTGAGGCTCTCCT